GGCAAACAACGGGTTGCCGCTGGTATTACGAGCGTCGGTAAGGTTAGCATCTTGCTGCCAGCGAATCGGGAACGTGCTAGATGCCTAGTGGCATTGTGCGTTCATATGGGGGATACATAAGGTGTCCACAGCGTTGTGCGTAGAGCCAGAGTCACGAACTGGTCGTTGGAGGGGCACAATGCACCCTGGGGTTACCCCAGGATGGCTGGTCATTCTCCAGGTGTTCCCTTCCACTATGAAACGGAAAACCCAATAGATTTTAACGATGGCCACAACGATAAGAGATAACGAGTTTTTACCAGCTGTGCGGACTAGTCACCCGCATACTGAACCCTATTGGACGTTCTGGGGCCGTTGGAAGGAGAACGTCGCAAATTTCTGGGCAACCAGTGCAATAACACGCGTCCTATGTTGTGTGGATCCGGGAGTCCACCTGGACATGCAACTGCGTAGGGAGCAACACTCAGCCGTGAGGCGATCCATGATGTATTCACTCGATTATCATGGATCCGAATCCATCATAGCCGCCACAGTTGCGGATTTGAAGGAGGGAGGCCACAACATGTTGCAGGACGAGGTCGAACCGATCGTCCCTACACCACCAATCGCCAATCTGGGGCCAACGTCCACTGTCTTGACAGTGTACGATCCCACGACTCATTTCCCATGGAGACAACCACCTCTACCAACCCGTCAACGGGGTGGCAGACGCGGCTTGCGACCTTTACAGTTCGTGCCGCGGTTTGCCGCTTCCGTCGTCATTGAGCTCCGCTCACGATTGGGTCAGTTGCCAAGTAGCATCTCAGGCAACCAACTGATCGTGGAACGCGAAGCGCTGCGTCTCATGAGGAAATATTCGGTGCGCGAAGTCGATGCCGTGGCACACCTGCCATCCATAATAAGCTGTTACTTTAACGAGGACGTTCACTACCGTGTAGAGACGTCGCATAGACGGATGAGCAGGTTTCAACGTTGGCTGTTAAATCTTAACGATCCGCAGCCAATGTTTACGCCTTTAACTTAGGGGCGCCCTGTTCGGTTAGCTGGACACGATACTGAGATGGTCGGTCACGATCTATCTCGGTGTCGTGGGGTGCTCGAGCTAATACCGAACGGGCAGGCAGCCAAGAAGCGTAGTTTCGTTGTTATACGCGACTTGGGACCAACACACACTCTCGGTGTGTACAACAACACAATCGATGTGATTGGGCGAGCTTTCGAAGAGAGATACTTCCTATGTAAAACAAAGGATGGATTTGAGCCAGCACTTCACGTGAGACCGCGTACTTACAAACGAAATATTTGGTTAGTATCATTCAAGGACATCGTGGTTCGCATTTGCGGCGATGCCCCTGTTGTTTCC